ACATGCCAAAGGCCCCCCCAGTTTTCACCGAGGGGGCCAATGGTTTAGCGATAGACGCGGGGGGGCTGAGCCTATGCCGCAAAGGCAGCCCCGTCTAACTTATTGCGCAAATGCAGTTTTGTGTAGTGGCTTGCCAGTGCCTCAGAAAACCCACGGGGGGTTTCAGATCTGATGTTTTTGGTGCGCAAAGATTTACCGCCCAATTTTAGATGGGTCGCGGCATAGGTCTTTTGCTTGAGTTCTACAGGCCTTTTCTCAGGGGTGGAAAACCCCCGCCCAAACCAAAGACAGGTTTTTTTCGTGTAATTGTCGCGCGGGGGGTAATATTCAGGGTAACGGGGGTGCGTATCATCCTCAGTCAGATACCCCCCGAATTCATAGGGATGAAAGATGACATCAGGTTTGCGCCATAGCGTGGACAAGGCGCCCACAGGATTTTCTACCATCCAAGGAACCCCAGCCCCCTGATGTTCTAAGCAAAGATCGCTAATGATCGGGGCAGTCTGTGCTAAATCCATCGCTTCTTCCTGAAACATTGGATTGCGCTCTCGTTTTGATGCCCAATGAGCAGCCCCTGAAACTTCTAAGTCAGTGCAAGGGGGAAACGACAAGATCAAATCAGGTCGCCATTCCATTAGCTCAGCTAATACGCTTGCTTTCCAAAGATTGCGCTTAGCGTATGTAATCCCGATTGCGTCTTTATGGTAAAACTCAGGGTGCTGCTCATCTACCGCCAAACACGTAGCACCGCGCAAGGCAAAGGGTCGCAATGCGTTCCCCGTGTAATCAAACAAAGACAAAACGCGAAGGGGGCGGGGGTTTACTAGGGTAATCATAATAAAGGGTCCTGCACTTTAAAGGGTGTTAATGGAAACAACAGACCAGCCGCCGGAAACCTTAGACTTAGGCTCAGCAGCGGGGGCTTTGGGGGTGATCCCCTGCAGATTGTATTGAGTGAAACCGCTATAATCGTTTTGCGCGTTACCCTTAGCGCTCAGGGCTGCGACATAGCCTTTGACGTGCCAACCCTGAGGGGCGCGGGGGTCAAGGAACCGTGCGTCTGTTTCATCGGCATCAAAACACTGATACCCAAACCAACCCTGCTCTAAGGCCTCAGCCTTTGTTTTCTTGTCAAAGACAACAGCAACGTTGAAGCCACGGTTTAGAGCCTCAAAGCCTTGCGCTTTATACTCAGGATCGGCCCCCGAATAGCTAAAGGTTAGATGATAGTTTTCGGGGGTATTACCGAGGCGGGAAAAGACTTTAGTGTAATCATACACGGGGGTCTGGGGGTTACGCTCAGCTAACCATGAGGCGTCTACGTCGCTTGTCCCGTTTGGGCGGATAGCAAAAACCCGCCCCTTTTGCTGAGCCCTTGCAGCATAGCGTTTCACCTCAGCATCAAGGGTTTCTTTGTATTCCTCAGGGGATGCAAACCAGAAAAGGGTTTTATATGCCCGTGCGTTATGTACTGAGGTCATGCGCCCCCGTCCCGCTGTTACCAGACAGGGCTTGATGCACTTTGCCAAAGCCGCATGGCTGCAAAGGGTTTGCCCCTTAGGCGCCGCATGTGTCGCGGGTAGTAGGTAAACGATGCCTGTATCTACGCCTAAGCTTTCCCCCTTGTATGTCTTGGCATCGCTTGCGATCTGCAGCAGTTCCCAGCCCTTGGCGATACGCTCGGCGGGGCTCAAGGACCAATAAGAAAAGCCCTTTGTTTCTAACTGATACTGATGGTCGCTTATAATCTTTGCCTCAGTGGCGAAGGGCAAGCGGGACAGATCAAAGTAGATTTCCGGTTCCTTGCGCGGTGCTACAAATGACAGGGCAGGGGCGGCATACTGTGGACAGTTTACTAGTGCATTCATGGTTTCTTTTCCTTCTTCATAAAGGGGATCAACACTTTAAAGGGTGCATTAGGTTAAAGGGGGGTGGAGGCCCATACGTGCAAGCCCCAGATCATCACGGCCAACAGGGCTGCAAACGCAATGGAATTCAGGACATAATAAAGGGCGTTCATGCGAAGGGCCTCCCTTCAAAAATCTCAAACGCGGTTTCTACGTCCTGCCAAGGGTGATCGGTCACGATATAATAAACAACGTTTACGATATGATAACCCGCGCATGCGTGGAGGCTTTCATCATCCCCCTCAACAATAGTCCAAACGCGGTTCTCTGGGATCCCCTGCAAGTGCTCAAAGTCGCAGTAATCGGGGGCCTCAGACCCCAAAGTACTGTGATCAATTGGGGCGAAATCTTCGAAGGTTTTCATCGCTTGTCACCCCTCACTTGCTGATACTGGCGAAGGGATTTTTCGAAGGCCTCGCCCGTTGCCCTTAGGCGCGTTTCCATTTCCTGATGGTCGCGCACGTAATTAGGGGTAAAGGGGGTGGTAGACTGAAACAATACAAAGGCTGAAGCCTCTTCTAAAAGAGCGTCGTAATCCCTTGCCAATTGTGAGCACTGTTGAAGGGCATCGCGAAGGGGGCTTTTAGGCATAGTCATGAATTCAACCATTTGATTTACTCCTATGAGTTCGGGGGGGTTAACAACACTTCACCCCATACAATAAAGGGTTATGCCCTGAAAAGGGTGGATTCACAAAAAATGCCCCCCTGTTACCAAATGGCAACATGAGAGACGTGAACAAAACGGGAAAGGGGGCATAGAGGGGCGCTGAGGTATCGCGGGGGGTGGTAGTACTGCAGATGTACCAAAGGGGCTGTGTGAGGATCTTGGGGGTTTCTGGGGGGTATTGCCCTTTGCCGGGTATAATTGCGAAAGCATGGTTGACCGCGTACACGCGCACGTTGCACCTATCGACCCCACGCACCCCCGAAGCGAACAATCAAATGTTAGCTATCGTTTTAGGATGCATTGGATCAGTTCAAAAAGGTTTATTCTTGAAGGGGGGTANCTAACCCCTTGATAAACAAGGATAAAACCGTGGTGTTACTAATGGCTTATTCGCGGNAAACCTTGGAAAGTATCCAAAGAAGTGCAAGTAATGTATATATATNAACCNAGGATCAGCCCCAAGTACTATTAAGTGCATTGNGTTTTGATCGATCTACCCNAGGGGGGCATGGGGGGAAATCCACGAGTATACGTATAAATATACCCGCTCAGATTTTTGAGGCCAAACCTCCAGGCCCCCCAGTTAACTCCCAGTCACCCCCAGTAACCCAAGGTCATCCCTCGGTATCCTTCTAGGGGTGGTATACGTGGTAGGTATAACCACTAGTAAACCATTAGATAAACTCTGAGTGATAACTTATCGTGTTACCTCTAGGCCCCTAAAGACCCCTTAGCCTTACCTAGGGTTACCTATAGTTAACCTATAGTTACCCCCTATATATCTCACAGAGAATTCTGTATGGGTTAAAATAAAGTATTACCTACCACCCTACACCCCATCCAGAGGCTGTATCCCTAGGTGAACCCCAGTGCTCTAGGACCCTATCGATCTCCTTCTGCATGGCCTCCTCACGCATCTCTAGGATACCTTCGTGTTCATCCTTGGCCATACTCTCGGTCCAGTAGCCCACAGCCATACTGAGCGCATCCAAGCGGTCATCATGGCGTAGGCATCCACGGTCTCGGGTAAGCCTAGTCATCTGGTGGATGAGGCTCTTGGACCTTCGGATCTCTGAGTCGTACTTCTGGATGGATCTGTAGTCCTCTGTGATGACTGCTGGGTCCATCACCAGTCTATGCCGAGTCATCACAGGCTCTATCGTATCAGCCATCCTTCGTTCCTTTTGCGTATGGTGTCTCACTTCCTCTAGGGAGCAGGGGTGTACCGCTGAAAGGATCGGTTGGAAGATATGGTTGAACATGGCGTCACCAAAGTTTGATTCGACCACGACCTCATTAACATTGTACTGCTTAGCCAACATAGCTAGGGGCTTGAGGACGGTGTCCGTATCATAGCCCCCAGCAAACCCTCCGCAGCGCAGGACAAAGATGTAGCCGTTGAGGGCAGCACAGATGGCATACCCAGTTTCATCCTTGCCCCGCCCTGAGGGATCCACCGCCATAACGATGCCTTGGTATTTGGCGGTGACATCTGAACTATCTTGGGGCCAGTATAGGTAATCCCCGTTCATACCCATGTTTGGTATGTCACCACCGAGGCGTCTATCGGGGTGGGGCATCCAAGTGTAGCTCATGGGTGCCTGATCGCGCTCTAGGGGTGTCACGATCAAGTCTGCAAGCTTCAGGGGGTATCTCTCTTCGTCGCTAAGTGAGGTGTTAAGCATGAACTGGAGCTGATACCCAGCGCGGCCATAGGAAGCCTTACGCTCTAGAAGGTCTTCTGCAGAGAAGCGTAGGGGATCTAGGGGGTCTCCAGGCTTCTTGTCACTCTCTAGGACCATAGGTGCGAGGGTGTCACCGTACTTAGGTATATCCTTTTCCAGTGGCATCTCTGCTGGCCACACCCTGACAGAGTAACCACGGTCCCCCAGTTTACTGTAGAGAGAATCTTCGGTCTGTGGGGTCCCTAGATAGATGATCCGAGAGCTGTCTAAGGGTTTGAGTACAGCATCGTACTCTTTCACGAGCTCCCCCAGCTTGTCTCGGGCTAGCTGAGTGTCACTGTTGTTGGCAATTTCAACATCATCGGAGATGACTACGTCTGCCCTGGCCCCCGTGAGCTGCCCCGAGATGCCTACAGATTTAACGCTGGGGGCGTGATCGGGTCTCGCTGGGCCTACATCGAAGGCAATGTTCGATGATCGCTGCTCAGGACGGGGTACTAGGTGCTTGCAGAAGTCAATTTCGTGAATAATCCGCTTAACAAACACTGAGAATGCGTCAGCGCGCTCCTTGGAAGCACTAACAACCATGATTTTCTTCTCAGGATTGTTCAAAAGAAGCCATACGACATAAGCAGAGGTTAGCCAGCTCTTTCCCACCCCTCGAAATCCGCTAATCATACAGCGTTTTGGCCCGTGTTGGAGATATTTTGCGATATCGTACTGGACTGGGGTGGGGTCTGGGAGATTTAGGTGTTTCCAGAGGATGTAAACGAATTTGCGGAAGTCTTTTTTAATCGCGCTGAGCTGTTTGGAGCTAGTGTCGCTGGCTTTGTTCAAAGTCGTCTTCATCCTCAAAGGTTGGAAGCATCGTTGCAAGCGATCCCATATTCGGATCCTGCTCAATAGTTGCTTCGATCCGATTGTCTTTCAGGAACTGGCGGATCTGCCCAAGGTCTGCAGCGGTTGCATCACCACCACGTAGTTTTTGTTTGAAGAACTGGGCCAGCTCACCGTGGAGCTCGCTTAGCTGTTCCTCTGTAGCCTTGCTGTGCTTGCCCATGAGGCCTCCTAAGCTTTTTGCAGTGTCTTATTAAGGAAAACCCCTAGAGCCGCTGTACGGGCTTCCTAGGGGCTCCTAGAGGCTATATGCCGACGAATGTAAGGAGAGACATGAGGTTCATCTCCTTAGCAGTCAGAGCGACTGCTGCACCGATGGCAATCCACCGGATCTGAGCTAGGGTTCTTTGGATAGACCCGAGGCTATCGGCCATAGCATTTGTCTTGTCGGTTAGGTTGTTTAACTGGGAGCCGTGGGCCTCAGTCTGGAACTCCAGCTTGAGGATTCTGGCTCGCCAGTCGGGTGAACCAGAGGGGATCTTTAGGTCCGACATTAGCTCAAGGCTTTAGTCGCCGTGATCCGTCCCCAGATGGCTACAGCACCAGCGACCACCATAGCACCGTCGAGAACGATGGAGGTGATATCTGATTCTAAGCCACCAGTGTCGAAGCCAAGTTGCTTTAGGCCAACGCCCAGCATCATGACTCCAACCGAGATGACAGTCTTAGACTGCCACCAAGGCTTGTTGTCATCTAACATGTTGAAATCCTTTAAAGTTTCGTCTGGTAGTGTTCCGCGAGGGTCAACACGCCTGTCGTGGGGAGGGCGTTATTGTCCACTAGCGACCGCCCGGTAATCCCACCCCAGCGCTGTGTGGGTTTTTTGGTGGACGCCCCGTCACCGCCGAGCGCGCCGAGGTTGAAGACGCCGCTTGTTCTTATGTTTGCCATGATTGCGTCTCCTATCGCTTGTAGCGGATCATCACGATGCCGGAGCCGCCGTTGCCGCCACTATCATCACTGTTAAGGCCAGAACCGCCGCCGCCGCCTGTGTTGGCCCCTGCGTTTGCGCCGATGTCGTTTGTCGTAGAAGCCGTTGTGCCCGTGCTGCCGCCAAGGTTAATCGCTGTCCCCGGAGTTGCGCCGCCTGAGCCGCCATTGTTGCCGCCGCGACCAGCACCACCGCCGCCGCCAATCCCGCCGTTGCCTCCAACGTCAGACCCGCCGCCGCCGCCC